ATTTCCACATGATGAAAGACCACCCTCTTGCATCAACGTATCTAGTCTCTCTTTCTTGAGAGTTTTACCAGTTGGATGCATGTTAAAAAGTCTGGCTTGACTGAGTGCTGCTGCACCTATAAAATCATTATCCTTTGAGTATTGAGGACAGGCCTCGACACAACAACCACAAGTCATACATTTAGATAACTCATAAGCAACTTTTTGATGTTCTGGAAGTATTTTCTCACCTGGCCCCAAATCGTGATAACCATCTACTGGAACCCATGCTTGAACTTTCTTGAGTGCATCAAACATTCTTGATCTATCTACTGATAAGTCTCTCATTACTGGAAACTTAGACATAGGTTCTAGTACGATTGGCCATTTGAGTTTATCTACTAATGCAGAACAAGACTGTCTGACTTCACCATTGATTCTCATGGTACAAGTTCCACATACCTCTTCCAGACAACTACAATCCCATACAATTGGCGGTACTTTTACACCATCTACATTTACTGGATTCTTTCGTATGTCCATTAGATACGAAATAACATTAGAGTTTGGACTATGCGGTATCTCAAACTTCTCCCAATAAGGATCAAATTCTGGACTGAACTGCCTTTTAATTTTGAATGGTACTGTTGTCATATGCCGTCTGTTCTTATCCTAGTTCTGTGTCCATCTTCTTGCATACTTTGTGCAAACTTAGAAGCAGCTGCTCTATCTTCAAAGAATCTTCTTCTTATATCTTCTGGATTAGGTTCTACCCAATGAGCTTGTTCTTTCATCTGAGCATGATTATTGTTTCTAGTATCTTTAAATTCCCAATATTCTACCCAAATATTCATTGGTTTCTCCTTTCTTCTGCAAGGTCTGTAAGTCCATAAAGAATACCTATCACAAGTGCCGCTGCTAGGGGATGGATACCCATCATTGATAAGTTTATAATTATGAAAGTTCCCCAGAATAGTCTACTCCAAGAATAATTCATCTCATTCTCGACTCTACAAATGCCAAATCTGATTTGGCTTCTTCAAGTTGGTTGTTCACACCTTCTAATGCTGCTGCCAAGGCTGCTGTCTGAGATTCTACAACTTTCTCTAATGCTTTAATTCTTTCTTCACATTGAGATTTCACTTGGGGTAACATATTTTCTGGTAGTTTCTCATATTTATTTTCTTCACTCATTTTCTTTCTTTCTCTTCAGTTCATCTCTCCTTTTAGAGATATTATATAATTGAGCAGCAATTTCCTGCATATCTTTCTCATCCATGTAGTCCAGATAATTCATTATCCGTTCTTTCATCTGTGATTTTTCGATGTCCATTGGCATTGTTGACCTTTCTGTTTGTATCTCTCAGTTATTAATTTCCTAGCACCCTTGTTCTCCTTATTCCATTTCTTTGCCTTATCAATTTGTTGCACCTTATTGTTGGCATACCACTCTTTTTGTTGTTTTTTCTTTTTGAAATTTTTTTGTTGTTCCAGAACTTTCTCTTTGTTTTCATGATACCAATCTCTTTTCTGTTTCTTCCTTTTTTCATCTTCTGTCATCCTCAACTCTGTCATAGTTGGCAGTGAGGTTATTCTTAATGATTGATCTCCAAAAATTTCTTCGTGTTTGTCTATAAGTTCCGAAAGGTTCTTCATAAATTCTCCTATGAGACAAAGCCCTCCCATCCCCATTTTGCGATAAAGTAGGCATCTACAATATCTGTCACTGGACTTGTTAGTTTTGTTGATTTAGGTTTTAATACAGTTTTAAGGTCTGGTGGAGTGAGTAATTCCGCATTAAAGGCTTCATACATTACCTCTTTGTTGGCATTACCCCTACCAGTTGCATATTTTTTGATTACAGTAGGTGGTACAGAAGTGAATTTTTGGTTTGCCTTATACATCTTGTGTTTAAGTAAACCTGAGTTTTCCGCGACAGATCTCACATGAGATTTCCCAGAGGTTGCAAACGCATACCCCTCAATGAAGACCTCACATCCTTGAATACAACTCATTGCCCAGTCCGAAAGTAGATCATGTCGTTGTTCTTCTGTCTCCCAATCTGGATATGGTTCTGGATGTAGATTTAAAATCCCAATGTTGGCCCGTTTGAGTCGTTGTGCAGTTTCCAAATAATATAAATTACAGCTATCAAAATCAAATAATCTATCAACATTTTGTTTCCAAACACATATTGCGGGTGAAGTTAATGAATAATCAATCCCAGCCAATTTCATCATCGTTAATCCTCTCTGCAGGTTCCTCAATGAGATTACCACAAAAGGGACAACATTCGACAACTTCTCTGGGTTTAGGATCGGCTGACTTTATAGTATACTCTTTATCACAATAATCACATTGTATCTCGTATAATATATAGTCTTCACCGATTTTAGCTACTATCAAACACTCTCCTAGTTAAGAAATTTAGGTGGTTCTTCCGACATCCAATCTTCCAATTCATTTCGTTCCTCATGTTTTTTCTGGAACTTCTTTAAATTGGCAAGGGCCACCTTCCTAAGTGATTCGGCAAATTCATCTTCTTTAGGGTCATCACCTACAACACTGTCATGACCCATCGCATCAAATTCTGCCTTTGTGAACCACCTTACACACCATCCACCAATTTGTTTGGAGATGATGTTTCCATTTTCGTCAGCATAATCTATATTGTCATTTGCATCTTTATCCCAATATAGATTGCAGACACCAAAATCAATTCCATCGGGAGTCCTAAAATGTTGAAAGAAATTAGTCTTACCCATCGAATGGAATTTATTGAAGCCTGGTTGTTTATATATGATATACTTGAACTGTGTTTCAAGAGCTTTCCTCATTTCAAATAGATGTTCTTTATCTATTCTAAGTTGAGTTCCCTCAGGCCAAGATATTTTAAATTCAGGCTTCTCATCATCACTCATATTGTATCCTTCAATTCTATTTGAGGTAAAAGTTGTTTCATCTTTTGAACTTCTTGAATAGAACATTGATAAGTGACATTATATATTACTTGTTGACTTTCAGCAGTCATATCTGTCTCAAATACTCTTATAAAGTCTTTATAATTATAAGACTTCTCTATAGTATCTAGTACACATTTACATATATTGTACAAATTTTCTGGTTGATACCTAGCTCTAAGACCTGGCTGTTGAGCCATTCTCGTAAAATACATAGTTACATGCATTTCTTTTTTACCCTCTGGCCAAGGATTCAATATTTCAGTTTTGACTTCTGGTATCTTCTCTTCTTTAACGACTTGAACATCTTTGGTACAACTGATAAAGAATACCAAAGATGCAATGATGATGAAAAAACTTTTCATCTTTTCCTTTAGATTACCTCACAACCCCCTGCCGTACAGGCCAATTCTTGACTTGATATGGTATAGTCTTGTGATTCGTATTTTGATAGTTCTGCCCAATCCACATTCTTAGGCATAGTCTTTAGGGCCTCTTCGTACTCTTCTTTGGTACAATCTTGATATGGGGCCTGTCTGTATACATGCTCACTGAAAGGTAAAAATGATATACCACTAATCGCATCAAAATTCTCATACACCCATGCCGCCACATCAACCCACTCATCTTCTTTTACGGAGATGGTAACGGATGGTTTATGTTCACACCAACTAGTGGCATAAGTCTTCCACAACTCAAGTTGTTCTAATGCAGTCATATCCATACGGAATACGGCATCTTTTGGACTCTTCATTGGGAAAGAAAAGACTGTTGTATGATCTGGTTTAGTAACATCGGGCTCGTTTGGAAACCCCATCTCCTTCATCAGATTACAAAGTGGATCTTTGTTGTCTGCCCTTACTGTCCTAATATAGAATGGATTATGTCGGGCATGAATACCAGAAGCACTATCAACAAGCTGAGAAACAGTACCACTAGGTTTAACACAAGTAATGGCCGCACTTGGTGGAATTCCAAGTTTTTCAGCCCACTCTTTATTAGTTTCGTAAGCGACATCTCTAAGTTCTTCTAATAGTTTGTCTAATCCTTTTTTAGATCCATTCGTCAAAGGATTATCCATTATTCCTGTGAGTGAAACTCCCAAAAGTCTTTCTTCTTCACAATTTCTTTTCCACTCTCTTGAGAGGTATTTGAATTCAGTAAGAGTGGATTGGAACGTGCCAAGGATAGTTGCCACTCTAACTTTCTCTTTGAGATGTTCGCGAGTGTCATCTCTTCTGACAACGCACTCTGAAAGGTTGCAGAACTCGCGGGACCGAAGAATGATCTCGCTGCACGGATTTGTGCCAAAGTCCTCTCTGGGAGCTCGTCTTCGTATAGGCTCACCATCTTCTCCAAAATATCGTCCATTTAATCCTTCTACAGTTCTTTTGGCCGACAGGCCGTTATAGATTCCCCGCTCCCCAGATTTTGAATCGTAAAGGGATAACCACTCTCGCATGAAAGTGCCAACATCTGGTTTTTCTTTATAATTAACCGAATTATTCGCGAGTGCTCGTTGTACGTTATGTTCCCACCAATTCCCCGATTTAGCGAATCGCATCTCCCTATCATTGAGGTCAGATAGACTAATGAGAGCACTGCGACGAACACCACCAACAACAACAATTTCTGCTGTTTTACAAACAATATCGTGGCATTCAATCTGTTTGAGTTTTCTTCCTGTTGCATTCCTAAAAGTATTTATTGTAAAAGTGAATAAATCCTCCAAAGGTTGAGGGCCTGAAGCCCTACCTCCGAATGTTTTCAACGGCGTCCCTGCCGCTCTTACTTTGGATATATCCCACTTAGGAATATGACCGCCGTAGAGTAATGAGATCAGTTCTTTGAATGCCTTGGCCCATCCTAGTTTTGAATCTGCAACTATAATTGTAGTGTCAGTATCGTATAACTCATCTGGGATCATTGGTAACTGATTGGTGTACTCTTCCTCTACTGAAAACCCAACGCCTGTACCATTCATTAATACATACAAGATTTCATCAAATGATCTTTGATTATCAATCTTCACATAAGAACAATTATATCCTGCAACATTTTCTTTTTTGAGTGCAGGTCCAGCAGTCATCAAACACCTCATTGAAGGCATAACCTTCAATTCTTTGACTGCATTTTCTAAGTCTACTCGTTCTCCATTTTCCAATTTATATTCGTGTTTTTCTTCCAACCACTCTTTAAAAAAATCAAAATATCTATCTACTGTTTCATCCCACGTTTCTCTACGTTTTTCGTTATAATCCCATCTAGCATATCTGGATAGGTGGATGTACTCTTGATATGTGGTTGGTAATCTCATTCTGGTTCTCCTTTTACTTCTAATTTTTCTAAAAATTCTTTTGTTTCTCTTTTTCCTAATTTTTCACTTTCTGTGTCCAATCCGCCACGACCATCCCATATCGCTTCTTTAATAAGTTCCATCTCTTGTTTTGAGAAGGTCACGGCATCTCTTACATAATCCTCAAATGCCTCACAACATAATGGAAAGTATGGTTTAACCAACTCATACATTGCATCAGAATAATCTCTTATTTCTCTTTGTGCATGACTATCAGATCGTAATTTCACAAAGTGAAAAAAGTTATTAAGATCCATCTTCCAAATACACTCGGTGTAGTTGGCCACAGGGAGTAGTATTCTTGCTAGTTCCCGTGCAAGATCTTCTTCTAGTAGGTTTTGATATGAGATTAGAGCATTGTCATATACTCTATTGAACTCAAATTGAAGTGATCCCTTGTTAGGAAGTACTTCACCCCTACCTTGGTTATTTGTTGTGGATTGTTTCGCCAGGTAATCACCCTGAGGCAGATAAAATTCGTCACTCATTACTGAATAACGGCCACTATACTCGTTGATGTTGGCCGTCCTGTGCCTAACGAGTTGTCTCATAATGAAAATAGGAAGTTTTATGTGAAACTTGACCTCGCACATCTCAAAGGGTGAGGTGTGTTTGTGTCTCATGAGGTAACGGATTAGGTTCCGCGTCTGTGATACCTTTCTTGTTCCATCTCCATAACTAATTCTTGCGGCATTCTCGACTTCTTCATCATCACCCATGACATCTAAGAGCTGAACAAACCCTAACTCATGTATTTGTATTTTTTCTAGGTGGTTGCCATCATCATCTACTGTTATACTTTCCAATATGTCACTTCCCACTTACCCCTCTGTCCAGAGTAAGTATTCTTATTTATGATTTTCAAGATTTCATCAGTAGTCTTGCCACTGATTACCATATCGTTAATATCTTTGGGAGCACGACTATCCCATTTATTACCTTGGTCCTGCCAAACTACAATTCTCCAACCCTTTTCCAGAGCATCTACCATCCTCTTGGATATATGATCGTTCCTTGGTTCGTTGTCAAAGACTAAAGTTGTGTTTATCTTATTGAGGAAAGACAAATCTGACATATCTGCACCGGCCATAGCCAAACTATTCGGAAGGAACAATGAATCAATTGGCCCCTCTACCAAATATGTAGGTTCCTTGTTTGTCCATCTCTCAAGACCAAAAACTTTTCTTGAGTTTTCATGTACCTTTACAGTCACATATCTGACTTTCGATTCTCTGAGGGCCCTCCCTTGTGCTCCAATAAGTCTATTATCCTCATCGAAAAAGGGTATCACTAGTCTAGGCTCACCTTGGGTAAGATTAGTATAGTCAACCTGACATACTGACTGGGCCCATTTCTTGAAGTCTTCTGCAAAGAAGATCTTATCCATAAATTGATTTGGTATTTGTCTTCCCTCATAGTATACACGTGCATAGTGTTCTTTGGGAAGACTACCGATAGAAGGTAGATGTATTATCGTCTTCTTCGGTTTGAACTTGGGTGCCTCAAAATGAAACTCTGGTTCTTTGGTTTTACGTTTACCAGTTTCACCTGCTTTGTATCTCTCCATAACGTATTGTTTATGGAGATTAGGATCAATATCTTTGATAAGATTGCCAACAGATTGACCTATGCCACAATTATGACATTTATAGAATAGGTCTGTCTTCTTTCGATAGACATAACCTCTGGCTTTCCATTTTTGTTTTTGAGAGTCACCACAATGTGGACATCTAAAATTGTAGAGATAGTCTCTAACTTTCTTGAATTTTTCAAGCCGTGGAGACAACTGTAGGAGATACGTTGTATCGGTGATTATGCTCATGATATAGTTTTTTCAGTTGTTATAGAATAATTATAACATCAATTCTCAGATTTGTCAACCTTGGAGGCCATGACTTCTTCGACACAAACTGGTAATGTTGAAATTGCAATCAACACTGCTTCATTGTGTGTTGCATCATCTAACATCTTTTCATGTGACATGGAATGTCTCATTGCATCTACTACACAAGCACAGACTCTTTTTACATCATCAGGCCACATATTTTCGGTAAATGGGACTTGATTTAATTCTGTTGCTTCGAAACATCCATTGATGTATCCATAGATAAATTCTGCTGGATACCAATAGGGAGTGGCATTGTCTGGGTGGGCCATAACAAAATTTGACATAACAAACATAACAAAACATAATAAATATTTTTTCATATCTACCTCATAGGGCGTTGACTCTTCATCCAAGCATGTGCTGCTCGACTTGTAGGTTTCTTATCAATCAATTTACCAATTTCGACATAGACCTTATCGAAAACCTTTTCAGTTGCATTGTTGTTGTCAATGAGGATAAACTTATCTCTACCAAAATAAGTCTGAAATTTACCCATGTTCTTTTGAACTGCATTCCACATCTCCGCAACTTCACTTTCGTCAAGTTGTCGTTCTCTCATTTTATTTCTCTGTTGAGCAGTGTCGAGAGAAGTATTCACGAACAACATATAACTATCGTATCCAATTTTTCTTAGACTATCACTAGTCTTTTTAATCTTGGCATAATCTTTACCAGTGCCGTCAATGAGAAGTCCAAGTCTACCTTGAATGTAACCAGTTTGTTGTTTTGCAGTTAGTGCCTTTGCCCTACCTCTAATCTCCTGACCTTTTGGAGAAAAGATATTCTCAGGATTCATGGCCATACCAGCATCTCTCAGTAGTTTCTCATACTGATTATCTGAATTAACAACTTTAAGACCATAAGGGCTGAGTTTACCTACACCAGCTCTACTTGCAACGTATGATTTACCAGATCCAGGCCCACCAGCGGTGAAGAATGCCTTGAAGATGCCAGGATCATTGACACCTTCTTGGATCATTAATTCTAGGTATTCTTGGAAACTCTTCATTTTTTCTTCTTCTTTGGTTTTGGACTATGACCATGACTTTCAAACTTGGTCACTTGAACTTTTTTAGCCTCAAGAGTAATTTCTTCACCTTCATGTACTACATAATATTCTTCAATCATTCCATCCTCTGTAAGACTATGACTTTCCACTTTAACTTCACCCAAACTTGGATGATAGACATGGGTGGCTCATTGATGTTTAATTGGTTCCGTTTGGAACTTGGTTATCTCTCTAAATTCATTAAAAGTTTTCATACTGGTAACTCCGTATTAGTTGTTTTGTTTATATTTAGTCTATTAGACTTCCCATTTTGTCATCTTACCTTCAATTTCTGGTTTACCAGAGTAAGCAGTTACAAGGAATATTTTTTCTGGATCGTCATTTCCTCTTGATGCACTAATTCCAAATATTATGGTGTAATCAAATTTTTTATCATATATGTAGTGTCTAACATTAAAATTATCTGGTGAAGAGCGAGTTATTGCAGAAAGTTTCTTACCATACTTTTTGATAAATCTACCAAAAGTACCAATTAATTTAGTGTGAGAGAATGTACCTTCTCTTTCGGGATGATCAACTTTTATATGTTTTTGTCTATCATTTAATACAATGCCGTGTGATCTTAATTTTCCATCAACATATTTTTTGAGTTGTAATATATCACTAGATTTGATAGATTCATTAACCGATCTCTTACTTCCGACAAGTCTACTCTTTTCTGCTCGTCCTCTGTTTACAGATTCGTCTTCATGTCCTACAATCTTTCCGTTCTTGTGAGATGCATCCTTTCCATCACCATTACCATAAGTACCTTTTCTTCTATTGTACCGATTCAGTTCTGCCCGATACTTCTTCATCTTCTTTGAGGATTGAAACTTTTTGTACTCATCTTTATAATCTCTTTCCTCAACCATTGCAATAGAATCTCCTACCTTCCCTGTGAGGTTGGCAATACTGACATGATAGATTCTTCTGGCATCGTGTGTCCCTTGTAAAAGATCCATCACATACTCTTTCCAGTTTCTTTGGTCTTTCATTCTGACATACCAAGACTTCTTACCACCTTGTTCCATAACCTTGAATGTAGGTTCAATGTCTATCTTAAACTCTGGTTCGTCAAAGTCATCGGACTTG